GTTTATGATGGGAGGTTTTGTGCGTTTATTGGACAAAAAAGGTTCAAATACATACACCCAGACAGGATGAAGCGGGAACAATGTGGGGAAGAGTAAAGACTCAAAGGGGCCGGGTGGTCGGACTCGGAAGGTCGCAAAGTCTAAGGAAAAGGCGAAGGCGGCCGGTGGACCGCGCGGAGGAAGCCGACAATCGGTACGCAAGTCAAACCCGAAATCGACGCCGCGAACCGTGGCTCACGGCGCCGCGAAATCGTCCGACACGAAACTCGGACGACGAACGGTTGGTACTGTTGGAACGCTCGAGGACCTGGCGCCCCTTATGGCCCTGCCGCAAAACGTCCTCGTGGATGCTATCGACGGCCTCACGCGGGCGACGCTTCTCTCCTGGGAACGCGAGGGGCTGCCGAGCCGGAAGATGGAGGGCCGAAAGGTGTACCCTCTGCTCGAGTTCATCAAGTTCCTGCACAAGCGTTTCGTGCGCGCGGGGCGGCCGGCGACGGCCGAGGGCTCGGAGCTTCTCAGGTATAAGGCCGAAAGCGAGAAGTACCAGGGGATACTGCGGAGGCAGCGCGCCGAACTCCAGGAGGGCAAACTCATTCCCCGCGCCGAGGCCGAGGACGAAATGGTGCGCCTGGTGCTCGAGGTCAAGGCGGCGCTCCTCTCAATGCCGCCGGCATTATCCCGCCAGGTCGCGAACATGCCGGCGGCCGACGTCAGAAAGACTCTGGAGGATCACGTAGCATGGCTGTGCTCACGGCTCGAGGCCGGACGCGTGCCGGTGCCACAAGGCGCGGCGGCCGCGATCGCAAAGGCGATCACGGAGACGAAACGCGGACGGGCTACGAGGAAATCGACAGCGTAGGACTGCGGTGGCCCGGCCTCTCGGACGCCTGGGCGCTCCCCCAGCAGCTCAAGCCCTCGGAGTGGGCGGCCCTCCACCGGGTACTTACCCCTGCCGAGTCGGCCGAGCCGGGCCCGTGGAACCCCAACCGCGTGCCGTATCTAAACGGCATCATGGACGCCTGCACGGAGTACGAAGAGGTCATCGTGATGAAGGGGCCGCAGCTCGGGATCTCCGAGGCGATACGAAACGTGGAGGGCTTCTGGATCGACCATGACCCCGGGCCGATGATCGTGTGTATGCCGGACCGGGAGAGCGCCAAGGAAATGCTCGACGAGCGGATCTCCGTTATGGTCCGAAGCACGCCGTCGATCGCCGGCAAGATGACCGCGCGCGTCAGGGACATTACGAAACTCGTAATCAGGCTTACTACCTGCACGATTCACATAGGCTGGGCGGGCTCGCCGCAGAGCCTTGCCACGAGGCCCGCGCGGTACGGCATAGCGGAGGAGGCCGACAAGTACCGGCCGTGGTCCGGGCGCGAGGGGACTCCCGTCGAGCACCTGAAGGAGCGCCTCAACACCTACCGCAACCGCTCGACGTTCGTGATGGTCTCGACGCCGTCGACGCGCGAGGGGCCGATATTCGAGGCGTTCGACGAGAGCCCGCTCAAGGTGTTCTTTACGGTGCCCTGCCCGCACTGCGGCCGGTACCAGCGACTTGTCTGGACAAACGTCAAGTGGCAGAAGGCCGCCGGCGAGGACAACAAGGCGGCGGCGGAGCGTATCAAGAGGGAGGAGTCCGCCTGGTACCAGTGCGAGTACTGCGACGGGAGGATCGAAGAGCGGCACAAGCCGGGGATGCTTGCGCGGGGAGTATGGGCCTCGGACACCGAGTCCGTCCTGGCCGACGGCACGGTGACGGGCAAGCGGCCGAAATCCCGGAGGATCGCGTTTCACATCTCAGCTCTCTATTCCCCGTGGTTGCCCTGGTCGGACTGCGCCGCGAAGGGACTGCTGGCCATCGGGCACCCCGGGCGGCAGATGACGTTTCGAAACTTCGTCCTCGCCGAACCGTTCGAGGTGCAGGCGGCGCGCATCAAGGCCGCGGAACTCCTGCCCAAGGTGGCCGCGGGCCACACGCCGAAAGTGATACCCGCCTGGGCGACGGCCGTCATCGCGACGGCCGACACGCAGGCCGATCATTTCCGTTTCGTGGTGCGGGCCTGGGGCCGCGGCGACACGGGTATCATGTCGCGCCTCTTGGACTACGGCCGCGCGGAGACCACGGAGCAGCTGCGGATGATGACGCTCGATGCGAGGTTCGCCTTCGAGGGCGGCGGCGTGCCGGCGATTGGGCCGTATATGCTCGTGGTCGACTCCGGCGGCGGGTCTCGGATTTCCGGAGACAGCGCCAACCTCACCCACCGGGTCTACAAGTTCGCGCAGACCGACCCGAGGATACTCCCGTCGCACGGCGCCGGCGGCAGCCGCAAGATGGACGTGCCGTTTCGAATTCGGGTCGTCAAGTACGAACCGCCTGGCGGGCTTGCGCCGATGCAGGTCAAGTACTTGCGCATCGAGACGGGTTACTACAAGGACGTCTTAGCGACTTCGATAAAGAAGGGCCAGCCGGAGCACGAAGGCGAGGAGGTAACGGAGGGCACGTGGCAGCTGCACTCGGATGTCCACGACGACTACCGGCGCGAAATGGCGAGCGAGCACAAGGTCTTGATCCGCCAGGGCACCACGCAGCGTTTCGAGTGGGTGCCGATCTCGGGCGGCGCGCCGAACCACTACTGGGACTGCGAGGTCACGCAGTGCGCGGTCGCCGACATGATGCACGTCGATACGCTCATGAACCTGGTGACGGCGCTTCGAAATCAGGGCGCGCAGGCGCCGCGGCGCGAACAGGGACCGGGATGGACGGGGGCGAGGCGAAATTGGCTCAAGGGATAATCTGCAAAAGGTGCGGAGGTACGCGGGTTCCCACGTACAAGACCCGCGGCCGCATCCAGTACAGGAAATGCGCGGACTGCGAACACTACTTCACGACGGTAAAGGGGAACGCAACGATGAGCAGACAGTACGTTATTGCGAGGAAGAAGGCGGAGGAGTTCACGAGGCTCCTGTCCTGGGGCGGGCTGCACATCGACACGGACCAGTCTATCCGCCGCGCTGCGGTCGCCGAGATGCTCGCGGTCGGCGAGTTCGTCTGCCCGGGAATAAGACTCTTTCGAAACGGCCAGGCGGTCGGCTACGCGGAGGCGGACGATATCTCCGCCGTGCTGGCGCGCGCCGGCCTACTACGAATCAAAACCGCGACCGTTAAGCAGGAGGTCCCTACCTCCCGCCTCCGGCTTGACAGCCTGCCCCGGGACCTCTCGGCCGGCAACAGAACCGCTCCCACGATGAACGTGAAAGTTTCCCTGCTGGCGACTAAACCTCCCAGGAACGGCTCCGCAAAAACTTAAAGTTTGTACCAACTGTTGGTACACGCCCCCTGTTATGCTCCGGCATAATCCCCGAAACTATCCGCATGGCATCGGATGCGGAACTTCTTATCGCGGTTGAAGAGGCTCTCCTGGGGCGGCTTTCCAAGCAGTACCAATCCCTCTCGGTCAACGGGCAGATGATCAGTCTCCTTGACCCGGCCGCGCTCTTGCGGGTGCGGGATGACCTCAAACGCCGCGTCGCGGCGACGTCGGCCCCCAACCGCAGCTTCGTTCGCTTTAACACGGAGTGACCATGCGAGAGATCGTTCGCGAGAGCAGGCGGGCGGGCGTCGTCGGCGGCAGGCTCGACGACTGGATCCGCGCGGTATCCCCGACCTGGGCACTCTCCCGCGCCTCGAAACGCGCACGCGCTGAGGCCTCCGTCTACCAGGCGGCAAGCGCAAAGAGGATCTTCGAGAACTGGTTTCTCGGGGAGGACGAGGACTGGTGGTCAAGCCTCGAGCTCCCGGAGATACGCAAACGCTGCCGCGACCTCGTGCGAAACAACCCGACGGCCGCCGGCATCGCGCTGATGCTGACCTCGCGGGTGATGGGACTGGGCCTCTCGCCGCAGCCTTCGTTTCAGGGAGTGCGGGATCTCTCCGAGGATCGCCGCACGGCCTGGCGGGAGGCGGTCGACGATATCTGGGTCAACTGGTCGCTCTACGGCTCGGCCGACGAACGCCGGAATTTCTGGCGGCTGCAGAGGCTGGCCTTCAGGCGGGCGATCGTCAACGGCGATTCGTTTCTCGTGAGGAAGTGGATCGAGTCGGACGGGCGGCCTTTCGCCACGGCGTACCAACTCATCTCCGCGGACCGCGTGGCCAACCCCACCGGCCTTTCGACGGACAAGAAACTACGAAACGGCATCCGCTTCGACGTCAACGGCAAGCCGACGTCGTTCTACATCCGCCAGGCCGGCGCCGGCGGTTTCAGCGCGTTAAGTTTCGACGAGGTGCCCGCCTACGGCGACGACGGGGTCCCCAACGTCCTCCAACTCATGATAGAGACGGAGGATGACCAGAGTCGCGGGGTGCCGCTCCTGACGCCGGCAGTGGCCACGTTTAAGCAGATGAGCGACTACATCGAGGCGATGCTGGTCAGGGCACGGGTCGAGGCCTGCATCTCCGGCTTTGTGCGAACTACCGACGCCGCGGGGACTCTCGGCGGCCGGACCGCAACTACCGACCAGGTCGGGGGAGCCACGCGGCGCATCGAGGACCTGGCGCCGGGCATGATCGAGTATCTCAATCCCGGGGAGGAGATCGATTTTCTCACGCCGCGGAGCCCGGGCAACCAGTTCGAGATCTTCATCAAGCGGCTTCTCCGGGGCATCGGCGCCTCGATCGGGGAGCCGTACGAATTCATCAGTCAGGATTTCAGCGAGTCCAACTACTCGCAGTCGCGCCTCGCGGTGCAGCTCTCCGCCGACGGTTTCGCGACGCTGCGCGCGGTCGTCGCCGAGGACGTCTGCCAACCGGTCCTCGAGACGGTGGTGAGGGAGGCGGCGCTGCGCGGCATGATTTCGGAACCCGAGTACTTGCGGCGGCCGGACGATTTCACCAGGGCCCGCTGGGTAGGCCCCTCGCTGCCGTACATAAACCCCGTCCAGGAGGCGCAGGCCCACAAGCTGGGGCTCGAGACCGGCGAGATCACGCTTGCGGACATCTGCCTGGCCCAGGGCAAGGACTGGCGCGAGAACCTCAACCAGCGGCTCGCGGAGGAAAAACTGCGGAGGGAGTCCGGCCTCGCGGAAATGCAGAACAAGTCAAGACCGAAGGGAGAAGAAGATGACCAAGGCGACTAAAGGGCAGACTACAAAAGAGACGCTGACAATGCCGGCGGCGACGGCCGTCCTTTCAGCGACGCCACAAATTACGCTCGCCGAGGAGGACAAACCCGCGACGTTCGAAATGGTCGCATATTGCGGCGGGGATGTACTGACGCTTGCAGGTATTCGGGGAGTAGCGGAGATCGCAGGCATCGAACCGGCAAAGGCGAAATTCTCGGTACGCCTCGGCCACGATCCAAAACGCATCGTTGGCCAGGCTTCCGTGAAGTCGAGGGATAATGATGCCCTTGTCGTGGCCGGTAATATCTTCAAGAATCGCCCCGCGGGGGAGGAGGTGGTCTCCCTTGCTCATGACGGCTTCGAGTGGGAAGGCTCCGTCAATCTTAAGGCGCGGGTTATCGAACGGATAGGTCCCGGGCGGACGACCACCGTCAACGGCAAACCCTGGGAGGGCCCCGGGGTTGTATTCCGGAAGTCGCGCCTCGTTGAGGTGTCGTTCTGCGACGCGGGGTACGACCCCGATACAAAGGTCAGCATCGCGGCGGCGGATGGCGGAGAATCTTGCAACGTAGAGGTCATTGGGGCGGCAAGCCCCGTTCACGAGGAAAAGGAGAACGAGATGGCAGAGAAGGACTTGACGCTTGAAGCCCTCAAGAGGGACCACGCGGACCTCGTGGCGGCGATCGCCGAGGAAACCCGCAAAGGCGAGAGGGGACGGATCACAGGTATCAACGAGGTCGCGGCAAACTTCGTCTCGATGGGGACCGAGGCCCAGGCGGCAATCGAGGCGGGCGAGACGGTGGAGGCTGCGGCGCTTCGGTTCGCCAGGGTACACGGAGTGCGGGCGGCTGCGGGCCTCGAGAAGATGAAGGCGTCGGCGTCCAAGGTCGAGGCCGACGAAACGGACGCGATCGGGGCCGGGACGGGGGCCGGCGACAAAACGTCGGACGAGGCGATCAAGGCGGCGTATGACAAGGACCCGAAACTCCAGAAGGAGTTCCTGACGCTCGAGGCGTACGCCGCGTACACCAGGGGTGTCCAGGCCGGCAGGGTCGACGCCGTGATGGGGGCCGAAAAGCCCAAGTAGGCACGCAACGTTCCGGGCGTGTAGTTCCGGGCGGAACAGTAACGATACCGAAAACATAAAGGAGCGAAACGATGGCACTTTCTGCGGATGCGATTACGAAACTCCTGACCGGGGAGTATGACGACTTCGCGGTCGAAACCCTCGTCACGATCTACCGGGGCGCGATGGTCGGCATAAAACGCGATACGGGCTACGCGCGCGGGCTCGTCGCCGGGGACGTCTTCGCCGGCCACGCCCAGGCCCAGGCAAACAACTCCGCCGGCGCTGCGGCCGCAATAAACGTGCAGACCCGGCGCGGCCGGTACCCGCTCGAGGTCACACTCGCAAGCGTGGCCATCACCGACGTGGGGAAAACCGTCTACGCCTCCGACGACGCAACGCTCACGCTCACCCAGAGCACGAACACCCCCGTCGGCAAGGTCCAGCGATACGTCACGACGAACACCTGCGTCGTGGAGTTCAACACCACCCTGGGCCAGATGGGCACGAACCTCCTCTACGCCAACGTCGCGGACTCGGCGGAGGTCGAGAACTCGACGGTCGAGACGGCGTTTGATAAATCCGTCACAATACGCGGGGAGGAACTCCAGATCGGGGACGTCATCCACGTCTTCGCCTCGGGCATGGTCAACGACCAGAACTCGACCGATACGCTGACCGTCAAACTCTACGTCGGCACTGAGGAGATAATCTCTCTCGGCGCCGTGGACGTGGCCGACAGCGACATCTTCGCGATCGACGCCTACATCACGATCAGGACGCTGGGCGCCTCGGGGACGCTGGTGGCGGTCGGCACCTACGTCGCGCCGGCGGCGGCGGGCACGGCGGCGCCGCTGGCCTTCCGCAAGGCCTCCGCCACGGAGGACATATCGGCGGCCGTGGCCATCACCGTGAAGGGCACCTGGTCGGTGGCGCACGCGGATAACGAGGTCCAACTGGACTGTTTCATCGCCGAACTCTTGAGGTAAAGGAGCGCTTCGAACTCGGTACGGCGCGGGCTGTGCAGGAGCCTGCATCTTCTGCACGGCCCGCGCTTTTTTTGTGAGTGAGGATAGGCCAGATAAAAGGAGAAGGAAATGGGATCGGAAGCACTGGGACTTTCAAGCCGCGCGGTTGTGGGCCGGATCCTCCACCGTCTGGAGACGGGCTTCGACCAGATCTGGCCGGGCAAACTCGGCCTCTACGTGCCGAGTGACCAGGCCAGCGAAACCTACAAGTGGCTCGGGCAGGCGCCGGCGATGCGGGAATGGGTCGGCGGCCGGCAGGCCAAGGGGCTCCGCTCGAACGGGATCACGGTGGCCAACAAGAAGTTCGAGGCGACCATCGAGATTGACGAGGCCGATTTCCGCAGGGACAAGACCGCGCAGATCATGTCACGCGTCGACGACTTGGCGAGACGCGCCAACCAGCACTGGGCCAAACTCCTCACGGCGCTCATCACGGGTAACGGCACCTGCTACGATGCGCAGGCCTTCTTCTCTGCGACGCACAGCGAGGGGGACAGCGGCACGCTGCTCAACCTTCTGGCGGCGGGGCAGGTGGCGAGTCTCAACATGAGCACGCCGCCCACCGAGGCCGAGATGGCCAAGTGCATCATGGATGTCATCGCGTACATGCTCGCCTACGTCGACGACCAGAAGGAACCGTTCCACGAGGATGCCGCCGAATGGCTCATCGTCACGCCCGTGGCGCTTTTGGGCCCGATACTCGCGGCCTGTACGAAGGACATCCTCAACACCGGCTCGGGCACCACGAACAACATCCTGAAGAACACGAACTGGAAGGTGTCCTGCCAGGCGAACCCGAGGCTTGACGCGACGTCGACGACCGTCTTCTACGTCTTCAGGACGGACGGGTCGGCAAAGCCCTTCATCCTCCAGGAAGAGGTCGCGCCGAAGATCGTCACGCTCGCCGAGGGCAGCGAATACGCCAAACTCAACGGCAAGTACCTCTTCTCCGTCGAGGCGGTGAGGAACGTCGGTTTCGCTTACTGGCAGTACGCGGCGCACTGCACCAGCAGCTAAGGATCGATTGCCGGGAAGGGGGCGCCAGGCCCCCTCTCCGGTCTGCCTGGCTCTGGCGGGAGGTAAGCCGGCGTGAGCGTATTCGAGACGATGGCGCAGGGTTCGTGGGAGATATTTGCGGCGGACTTCGGAATCTCCGTCACGTACACCCCCTCGGGGGGATCCCCGGCGACGATCACCGTCATCTGGAACAAAGGGGACATCCTGCCCGGGCACGTCTTTGACGGCGAGCAACTGCTCACGACCGGCACGCTCCTGGCCAACGCAGAGGACATCGCAGCCCCGAGTCTCTCCGACACGTTCACCATCGGCGGCGTCGTCTACGCCGTCACCGGCATCGGCCGGACTACCCCGTTCGTCGAACTCCAACTCGAGCGGCGTACCCAGGTATCTCTCGGGGGGGACGCTCAGAGGTTACAAAGATGAAGGAACTCCTGGAACTTCTTTTCGAGGTCGCAAAGGTTTTCGGCATACCCGCCGTGGCCATCGGCTTTTTCATATGGCAGGGACACCGCAGGGAACTGCGCCTCGCCGCACGCCTCGACGTCGTCGACGACTACATCCGCAACACGCTCCAGACGCTCGTCGTCGACGGGCACAAGGCCGTCCAGGCCAACAGCCAGATGATGGCCGACTTCACGGCGGCGCTCAAGACGCGGCCCTGCGTCGCCACGGATATCGAAATGCTCGAATCAAGGAGGCCACCTGGTGGCCGATAGTCTTCAAATCACGACGGCCTCCCTGGCCGCCGGCGAAGTGGGAGTGGCCTACTCCGAGACGCTGGGCGTTTCGGGCGGGACTCCCGCGTACACGTGGGCGAGGCTTCTCGGGCCGCTGCCCCAGGGACTATCCCTCGCCGCTGCCACCGGCGAGATCTCCGGCACCCCCGAACGCGTCGAAACGACTACCTTCGCGGTCCGGGCGACGGACAGTCTCTCCGCCACTGGGGACAAGGTTCTCTCGATTGCCGTCACGGACCCCGCCGGCGTGACACCCTCGGGGATGCTCACGGGGCCCGTCCACTACGCGCGCCTCACCTTCTGCGCGTCGGCGGCATTTCAACGGATGATGGGCGCGGCCGACGCGGCCGAGGCCCTCGACTACCTGCCGATCATCGCGGCAGTCGGCGACGATATCCCGATGGGCGCCATCGGCTGGGCCGGGACGTTTTCTCGGGACTCAGTAGCAGGCGGCAGTCACAACTACTTCGCGAGTAAGGGCGAGATCGAGGCGATTATCCGGGTCGCCCCCTACGATGCGGAGGCCTGTGAGGGGGACATCTTCGCCCACTTCTCAAATGATTTGGGCGAGATGCTTGCGGACATGGAGCTCCTGTCCGGCACCGCCGGGTACCTCGACACGCGGGGCGCGACGGTCCGCGGCCCGATGAGGCCCTTGGAGGCCGAGCGCGCGACGGTCGGCGATTTTCTCGAGGCGGTCGTCACGCTTTCTTACCCCGGGAGTTCGTAATGCCCGTTGGACTGCACATCATCGCGAGATACGAAGGCCCCATCGAGGGGAAGATGCGCGACTTCTACCCGGTGCTGACGAAGGCGCTCAGGGCGGAGGCCGAGTTCTGGCGCGACAAGATTTTGCCCGGCCACTTCAAAGCGGGGGCGGCGCGGAAATACGGGTACAAGCCGCGGGCGGGCACATACACCGATTCGAAGCGCGCCGCACTCGCAAAGGGGCGCGTCTACGACTCGAAGTTGAGGATTAACGTGCCCCTGGGGGATCCGCAACTTCCGGCTCTCGTCTGGACGGGGCGCACGCGGGGTTTGATGACGAGCCAATCCCGCCTTCTCGTCTTCGGCAAAAAGGTCTCGCTCAGGATGAAGGCGCCGAGCTACATCTTCCAGGCGGAGCAAATGACCCAGGAATGGGCGGAGCGCGCGAACGCCGCGGCGCGAAAGAATGCGTTCTTTGAATCGAAATCGAAGGCGGTTGCCCGGCCCCCGATGGTGAACGAGATCGTCCGGATGACGCCCGACGAGCAGGCCGACCAGATGGCGAGAATACAGGACTCCGTGCAGGCGCTTCTCGTGAGACGCACGCCGGTCGAGGTAAGGAAAATAGCCTGATCCCGAAAGGAGACTGACATGTCCTTCTCACTCGCGGCCCTCAAAAGCGACACAACGGTACTCGGGGGCATCAAAAGTTCAAGCGTCTCTCCCGGCCTCCAGATGATGCTCGAGGGCGGCTCGGGGCAGGTCTACAAATCGTACGGCGCCGTGGACAGGCTCGCCCCGGTCGCGGAATTCAGCAGCATCAACATCAACGCGCTGCTGGCCTTCTGCGGAGTCGCGGGCCTCGCCATCAACGCCACGCCGCTCGAACTGTATTTCGTCGAGGACGAGGAGTTCGTAAGCCGTAAGACGACCGGCGTGAAGATGACACTCTCGAAGGGCGTCCTTTTCCCCCGAAGCGTCTCAGGCCCGGCCATCGGGCCCGCCACCATCACCTACGGGATCGCCCTGGGCGGGTTTGCCGGCGCGGCGCCGTTCTCAATAGGCATCGACCAGGAGGTGCCCACGGGGGCGAACGTACCGGTGATCGAGATGTTCAAGGGCGGCCCGCTTACGATTAACGAGGTCGACGCGGGGCCGGTCGAGGACGGGGCAATCGATTTCAACTTCACGATAAGAGAGATCTTCGGCTCCGGCGCGGTCTACTCCCAGCGGATCCACATTGAGGACATCAGCCCCAGGATGCGGTTCACCGTCCTCGACGCCGAGACGCTCAACACCGTCGGCCTAACGGGCTCGAACCTGCTGGTGACCTGGACGTTGCTCGCGTGCACGCGCGACGGCGGGAGGACAGGCTCGGGGGATATCGTCTTTTCCACGCACCAGAACAACGTACGCGTGGAGGGGATATCGGGCGCGCACGGAGGCGGAGTGTCGAGCACCCTCATCGTGGATGCGAGCTGGGACGGGACGAACACGCCGATCACCGTCGGCTGAGAATCGACAGGAGGACTGGATGGGAAGCATTCTGTACTTCATCGCGGGCGAGGCGGGGGCGGCGGAGGCAGTCCTTCGCGCGCGCAACCTCTCGGGAGTCCTCGCGGGTCTCAAACCCACCACCCGCGGCATCTACAACGGCCCGGAGGGAAAGTCCGGCGTGCTCCTGGCCGGCAACCCGTCCGGGGACATCGGATACTTTCCCGACCGGCAGACCTGGCGCAAGGGTACGCGCGGGGATTTCTGGCTGGGCTTTGACCCGGAGGATCCGCCGACGCCCGAGGACCTGGCGAGACCGCGGCTCGTGTCCGGGCACACGGTCGAAATGCGCGGCGGCGGCAAGTGGACTATTCCCGTGGCGCGCTCTTTCCCCGTGGGCACGGGGCTGCCCCAGATAATCGTCCTGGACGAAACCGGGACTGTCACTACCGAGACGGTGCCGGAGTTTGTCGACCTGTCGCGGCGCGCAGAGAAGATCTGGACGGCCATGATCGAGGCAGCGGCGGCGGCGGAAGAGAAGCGCGCCGCCGGCGACGAGACGGCCGTCGCCGTCTGGTCGATCTCGTTTGCGGAGCGTTTTGAGATCGCGGTCGCGGCGCTCGCCGTCAACTATCGCCTCGAGGCCGACGAAATCAGCCTGCTCAAGATCATGGAAGGCATACACCAGGACCAGATTCTCTACGCCCTTGTCGACGGCCCTGCGCTCGACCTCTTCGCAAAAAAAAACTCCATCCCCGAATCCTCACCTACCACCGATGGCGAAGCGGCGAGCTGCCCGACTACCGCCCCACCTTCGGCGACCTCGAAATCCTGCGGAGAGAGTTAAATGCCTGACGTAACCTACACGATCTCGGCCGAAGCGGCGAAGGCGCTTTCGGAAGTCGCGAAAGTGGGCCTCGAGTACAAGCGCGTCGAGGCGGCGGCCAAATCCACCTCCGATAAGAGCAGGACCGGGGCAGACGCCGTTTCGAAGTCCCTGAAGGGCGCGGTATCGAGCCTGGTAAGCATGGCGGCCGGATACATGTCCGTGCGGACGGCTATCAATCTCGCAAACAAGGCCTATGAGGACCACATAAAGCTTCAGCGGCAATCGCTCGAGGCGGCTGCCACCTGGTCGCAGGCGCGGGCAACCGCCCTCGAGATGAGACCCGGAGAATCGGCGGCGGTTACGGCGATGGTGGCGGCGGCCGCGAAGGCCGGCGGGGTGCCGGAGACGGATATCTGGCGAGCGGCGCCGGCGGCGCTCTCGGCGGCTAAGGGGCTTACGCTCGACCAGGTGCAGAGCGCACTCGCAACCTCCGCACGATACGCAAGAGTCCAGGGTACGGGCGCCGGCGGGATCACAGCCCGCGCCCAATACGCGCAGGACATCATGCGGATAAGCGGTGCGAAGGACGCGGCGGCGGCCCTCGGCAGCCTTCAGACGGTGATCGCCGGGGCCCGCGGCATCTCGGCAGAGGCGGTGGCCCAATCGTTCGTCCCGGCCGCTACAGGCTACCAGCGCTATGGCGACACCTATCGGGAGACGATGGGGTTCATGGGCGGCATGTCGTATTTGATGGGTGACGTGTCGGGCGAGGCCACCGCTACGGGTTTTGCGGGAATGCGCGAACGGCTTTCGACGCTCCAGGTGCCCAAATACGGGGGTCTCAAAAGCGGCACGACGCTCGGGCGCCTTCAGGAGCTCGGGCCGCTCTTCACAGCGTTACCTGACGAGAAAAAGCGGAAACTGCTCACGCAGATTTCCCGGGGCGCAGTCTTTCAGGGCAAGGTTCGCGGTCTCCTGGAGGGAGATGAGGCCTCCTGGTCGGCAATCAGGGAATCGACCGCAGGGATTCGCGAGCCCGGGCCGGAGGCGGCGGCGCTGGTGGACGCATACTTCCAGGAGGTGGGGGAGGTGAGGGAATCGGCCGTGGACGAAATCCGAACCGGCGGCGCGGCTACTCGGGAGCGGCTTGCCCGTAAGAGAGTCACGGGCGCCAGGGGCGTCCTCGCGTATGACGAGATGGTTTCCGGGCTGGAGGCGGCTGGGGTACCGTATTTGGGGCGATTAGGGGCACGCTCATTATATTACACTGCCCGAATGATGGGCGAGGAGCCATTTGAGGCCGCGGCGCAAGCGGCCGAGTCCAGGAGCTTCCAACCTCCAGGCCGGCGACTGCGACCAGGAATTGTGAGCGCCGCGGGAGGAGATGCAGCGGTGAGAGAACTCGCCGCGTCGCTCAGGGCGGCGGCGACGGCGGCCGAGAGGCTCGCCGAGGGAGACCCGGTCGGGGTGTCTGCCCCGAGCAATCACACGGAGTAAGAGATGTCGAGTATCGGCGTTTAGAAGAGAGTCTTTTTTGAAAGGATACGGCAATGGCGATCACGGCACTAAGTTACAACTCGACCTTGAAGATCACGCAGGCCGTCGAGGTCGACCCGACGCTTTACCAGGATTCAAGCGTCCAGCACGGCCACGCGACGACCGTGGCGGTAACGACCGGCGTCACGAAGGCCGCCTCGTTCAGCCTGGCGATGACGGTCGGCGCGGCGACCATAGACCTCGAGAACCTCACCGGGGTCAACGGCGTAGCCGTCGTCGGCACCGGCCTGCGCGTGCAGGAGGCGAAGTTCTCGAACCCCGCCACAAACGGCAACCCGATCACGATCTCGCACGGCGCGGCGAACCCCTATGACGGGTTCGGCGCGGCTTTCAGCGTAGAACTCGCGCCGGGGGCGGAAGTGCTGCTCCGCACGCTGGACGCCGGCAGCGACATCAGCGCGACGAACTCGGACCTCGATCTCGCGGGCACGACGACCCAGGCCCTGAACTGCGTCATCACCCTCGGGTAGAAAGGCGCGTATGACGGGCGTGTCCAATCTCGTGGCCCTCGCCGAGGCAGACCCGGTCGGGGTGTCTGCCCCCAGCATTCACACGGAGTAAGAGATGTCGAGTTCAAGTATCGGCGGCTACACGATGATCACCGTGCGGGGAACACCGCAGCCGGCGGGGATGGTGCTGGCCGATATTACGCGCGCCAACGTCGACGGACATGCGTACCAGGAACAGGGCTATCACGCGGCGCCGGAGTTTCTCACCTCAATAGTGGACCTGACGACGGCCGCCGGCGTCAAAACGGAGATAGAGGGGTACAAGGCCCTCCAGGCAACGCTCGTCACTATCGTCGACGACCTGGGCAACTCCTGGACGAACGTGGCGATCCTCTCCGTGCGGACCAGCGGCGGGAAATACGTGGCGTGTCCCGTCGGCGGGGTAAACGGCGGCAACTACCTCCTCTCCGCACAGTGGCAGGTGCAGCACACGGAGGTCCCGGCGTAGTGATCTACAGAGTCACAACCGAAAGGCTGGTTATCCGCAGATTACGCAGATTACGCAGATTGGGGAAAGGCAAAATCAAAGGCGGAACTCTTGGTTCAGGGGTAAGGGTTCAATCTGCGCAATCGGCGAAATCTGCGGACAGAAAAGGTGTCGGTTTTGGGGTAGAGGTTCAATCTGTGGATAGAAGCCGGCGTAGGCGGGTCTGCGGACAGAAGCGGGTTGAGGTGTTGATGTGACGGTCACGATGAACCCACCGGTAAACGTCGGCGGCAACTCGTGGAGGCTGTCCTGGTCGTCGGACCAGGACGATCCCACGTTCTACGTCTACGACCTCTCCGAGGGGGGGCTCCTCGACACGACGAAAGCCACGTCGATAACGCTCTCGCTCGAGCCGGGCGAGTCGCGCGTCATCGACGTGAGGGAAGAGGCGCTCCCTGCCCCGCCGCGCGGCTACCCGTCGCGGTTGCTTCTGTACTGGTATGGCCCGGCCGGCACATCGTACTACAAAGTGCAGGAGTACGTCGACGCCGCATGGGTGACCCGGGCGAAAATCTACGACCGGGGCCAGGGGCATTTCACCTGGCGCACGCGGCCGCTCGAGGACGTGACGACGCACCAGTTCCGCATTGTGCCGGTCGGGACAAACGGCAACGAGGGGACGCCGGTGACCTGGTCGGCTTTCATGGTAACGCATCCGGCGCCGCCGGAGGTGGACTACGAATACAGCGAGGTCAGCGGCACGGTGACCGTGAGCGCGGCTTAAAAGGAGAACGAAATGCCAGACGTCTACGCCGGCGCGGATGCGCTGCGATTTTACCTGACGGGGGCGAGTTCCGACGGCGGCGCCCAGACCGACCCCAACGCCTCCCTCGGCAACTACCGCTCGTCGACGCGGGCCACGTCCCTCGGGATATCGGTCGCCGGCGGACCGGCAAATATCACGGTCGACTACGCGTCCGGGGCCAACGGCACCGGCGCGGGGTCGGTGTCGGCCGAGTCGGCGGATACGCTCGCGTGGACGCCGCCGGGAGGCTCCAAAGGGGACGCGGTGACCATCGCCAACGGCGAGACGAAGATCCTCGTCGCAGGCAGCTCGCACCCCGAGGACTTCGTCGAGGTCTCGAGGACCTCGGCAACGGCCCTCTCGGGCACGGCGACCGTGACCCTCTCCGACCAGTTCAATAACGTGTTCGGACTCGACAACGTTTCGACCGCCGAGCAGGCCGCCGGCGACACGGAGTACCGGTGCTTCGCGATGAAGAACGTTTCGTCCTCGAGCACGAACACGATCAAGGCCTGGCTGGGACTCCAGGGCACGGTGGCCGCCGTCAACGCAGCGGGGTACGCGGCCTCGGGGGCCGTGACGGTCACGATAAAATCCGGGGATTACGACGACTGGCCCGACTCGGGCTTCGTCGAAAACGAGAACACCGGCGAGGTGATGTACTACACGTCCCGGACGTCCTCGGCACTTACGGTGCCGGCGGCGGGCCGCGACGTGTGGACCGACGTCGCGGGCGGGGCCGCGGGGACACTGGACGACGTCCTCAACCCGATCGCGGGCATCAGGATCGCCAAGGAGGCCCCCGCCTCGCAGGCAACCGGGGCGTTTACCGACAAGACCGTCGCCGGCGAGGGCTCCCAGCCGGCGGGGCTCACCTGGAAGCATCCGACGGCGGTGGACGATGCCGATGTCATCTCGATCGGGGACCTGGCCACCACCTACATCTACGGCCTCTGGGTCGAACGGGCGGTCATCGCGGCGGCGACCGCGGAGGCCTCGGTCCTCAACGACATCAGGTGTTCATTCGAGGCGCTGTGATCCGCGGCAACGCGGGACCGGCGGGAGGATAGATGGCGACTGTTTCAGTAACGGGCTCCGGACCCTACACGATTACGGCCGACGAGTACAAGTGCGTCATCGACGCGTACCGGATCACGGAACTGTATCTCCTCAAGAGCTCGACGCCCGCGACGAATATTGCTGGCGGCATCTACCCCTGTCTCTGCTGGGGTAGCGGCGAGGATAGGCATTATAGCCTGAGCTATGCGGGTGTGCTGACGCTCGAGGAGGACACGCCGGCGCGCGTCGTCGTGAAGTGCACCGGCGACATGCAGCCCACGCCGGGCGGGACCACGCGTGGCACCGGTACCTGGCACGCGTTTTTTTATCCCGACCGGATAAACCTGTACGTCGCCTACAACATGTCCTCAAACCCCGCCGGGGGCACCTGGTCGGGCAGACTGTATCGCGCTCAATGGCCCTCGTCGGTCTGCTGGGACGTATATCGCTACGCCAAACTAACCAGCGGCGCGTACTCCGGGGATATCGACCCGGCGGCTACCGACACCGACAGGGACACAGGCGGCGGCCCGTGGTCCATCTTCACGGGTTACGAATTGGGGGCGACGGACTATTCGGTACATGCGACGGTGAAAGCGGCGTCGGGCTTCGGCACCCTCACACTCGTCGACCACGATACGGGTACGTGGTTGGTCACAAGCGTCAACCAGGCGATAGCGCTGTCCACCACGTACAAGGCGGTCACGCAAATCGACTTTTTGCCCCTTGATGGCGGCGCATTCGACGAGGACGAGGGCAGCCGACGCTGCGAGATGCTCGCCGCGGCGGATAACCTCTCCGGTGCCGAGGGGCGCGGCGAGGTCATCACCGGGACACGCCTGACGGATCGCCCTATGGATATCGATGCGGACTCATTTGCCGAGGGGATGGCTGCCTGGACTGTCCAAGCGGCCTCGGACGAGATCAAGGTCAAGTGGGCAAAGGAAGCGGCGGACGGCCCGCCGGACCTCATCAATCCGGCCGTCTACGTCTCGTCGCTGCCCGCAGGCGGGATTCTCCAGACAGCCAGGCGCTCGACCAACGGTACCGACTGGACGGGACTTGTGTCGGGCACCGATTACAACGTGCAGACCTCCGGCACGACGCGCATCTTTCAATATCTTGCGACGGCCGACCTCCACGCGGCGCCGTTCTACCTCAACCTCATCTGGGTGGAAGGGGCGACCGGCCAGGGCACGCAGATCCTGCGCGGCCTGTACCAGTACTGGTTCGGGATCGCACAAACCCTCAGCGGGCGTTTCGGCCACACAACGGGCAAGGGCACGCAGATCCTTCGCGGGATTCACGCCTTCACAACGCCCCAGGGCACTCAGGAATTGCGCGGTATCTATTCGATCCCCACCGTCTCGCAGGGCGTACAGGTCCTTTGCGGGCGATACATGGTCGGCGTCGACACCGTGGTCCAGGTGCTGCGCGGGGTGTTCGGCTATCTCGTGACCGTCGGCGCGACGCTCGTGGGACTCCATCGCCTCGCGGCCGACACCGACGAATACGCGCTCTACCGGGGCGTCGACACCGCGCCGGACTTTGACGCGGCGCCCTATGAGACGTTTACGACTCTGCCCCACGAAACGGCGGCGCTCGCCGTCAGCCACACGTACCATTTCGTGCTGCGCCTGCGGAACGACTACAGCCTCGGCAGCCACAACGTCGCTGAGTGGACGGTCACCATCGACGGCGCCGGCGACGTGGTGTCGACACCGCCATCGGCCCCCACGACGGCCGCGATAGAAGCGGCCGGCGGCGGCAAGGCCAAGGTCACGGTATCGTACCTGTACGGCGCCGACGGCAGTGACCAGGCCGACAAGTGGCTCTTCTACCACACGGCCGACGGCGTTGACCCGGACCCCGATATTGACGAGGCGGCGGTCTTCACGATGACCAAAGTGGACGGCGTCGCAAAGAAAATATGGCTCTCTCCGGCCTACGATGATGAGACGACGATCAAAGTCCTCGCCCGCACGAGGCGCAGCGGCACGCCCAACGTCGACAGCGAGAACGTGAACATCCTCCAGACGACGGCGGACACGGACGGCCCGGCGGAGCCCGCGCCGGCGGGCGTATTCTTCGGAACGGAAGGACAGCAACTCTAATGCAGCAGGTGACGGGACAATCGGGCGCGGGCACCATCCTCGAGATGGCCAACTGGTACGTGAGGGTAAAGCACCTCTGGGCCGACGAGTGGGTGGACGCGCCGTACCTCGCTCCGCTCTCGTTTCTCGAGGCCGTCAGCCCCACGATTACCTCCGCGAGGCTGCTCTTCGACTACGGCAACGTCAAGCGAGAGGACTCGGCCGACTTTGCCGTGGAGGACCCGCAGCGCCTGCTCGACTGGTACGTCCAGATCATCGGCATCTGGCCCGTCGCCGGCGTCTCGGCCGCCCTCTGGCACGGAGTGATCGCCGACGAACAGGACTCCCCCGGCGGCGACGCGACGACTCCCAAGGGCCGCCAGGAACTCGCGGCCTTCGGCCTGGAGTATCTCCTGGACCGCGCGACGATCTGCGGCGCGACGTGCGAGACGACCGGCGCCTCGGTCGAGATCAAGGTCAGCCCCACGTTTAACCGGCCGGCTCGGCACGGCGCCGGACTGCTCGGAAACAGGAGTGGCGCGAAGCAGGCGGAAAGCGGGGCGTATGAGTTTTCCAAAATCTCTCACGACGTCTGGACCCATCGGGATATCGCCGAGTATGTCCTGGCGCTCCACCACCCGACGGGCATCGAGTTCGAACTCTCGGGCCAGTATGACGTCCTCGACGCGCTGACGAGCGTCCAGGACCTCGAGGGGCTCACGGTGCGCCAGGCGCTTGACCTCCTCATCGGGCGGCGGCGCGGGATGGGCTGGACAGTTCGAACGACGGGCGCGGGCAAGGCACTGGTCCACGTCTTCACCGTGTTCGACGAGGACGTCTCCGAGGGGGAGGTGACGATTCCCGCCAACCCCGACCAGCAGACGCTCGACCTCACCGACGTCGCCAAACTCGTCGAGCCCGTGGTGAAACTCGCAACCTCCGGCCGCTACGACAAGGTGATCGTCCAGGGGGCGCCGCTCGTGACGTGCTTTACCGCCTCGGTTGGCAACGGGTCGCTCGAGGCGGCGTGGACCGTGGGGCTTGAGACGGAGTACCTGGCAGGCGCCTCGGGCGTGACGGGATACGCGGACCTCTCGGACGGTGAGAAGGCCGAGGCGAACGATACAGCGCGGGGGGCGGACCGACTGACCCCGGTCTACGGCCACCTCCGTGTGCCCTCAGACTGGGACTGGACGGCGGTTCACGGGGACGGTGTCGCCCCCTGCATAAAAAACGACGGTCGCATTGACCGGTTCAATAATCAAACGATCTGGCACGGCGAGCGGCCCTTCAGGCGCTCGCTCCCGATGCTCGAGGGCTTGGACTACTCCACCTGGCCCGCTACGCAGACCGGCGTTTCGGGCCTCACCGCCGAACTCAAGAAACCGTTCGTCGTAGCGTGGTACAACGGCGGGTACATCCCCGTCGACCGGTTGAACATGGCCACCGACGGCGACGTGCCCAACGCCCGCGTGAGAATGCTCGACGCGGACATGGCGATCGAGGTCGCGTTTCCCACAAACCACATCGCGGCATCGGCCGACTGGTCGGGGGCGGAGGCCACCAACTGGGACCCGGCCCTCGACTGGCGGGAGTACTACGCGACGGTCGCGGTCGAGACCGACGAGAGGATCTGTGTCGAGGTCGACATCGGCACGGGCAGGTCCTCGGAAATGGTAAAGACGCTGGTGATAGATGTCCCGGACGCGGAGGCCTGGTGGATCGCGCCCGGCACGGTGATCGATGTGAACGCCGACGGAACGGTGAAACGCGCGTCTTCCGGCGGCTACCAGACGCGAGACGACAGCCCGCGGCTCCGGGTGATCGCGGCCCTGGCCAAGGGATGGTACGCCAAGGAGCGCCGCGCGGTGCGCGTGACCATGAACACCATCGAGGACCTGCCGCGCCCGGGCGTGATACTGCGGGCGGTCGACCAGGGCTGGCACCTCGAGCAGGTCAACTCCGTCGTGACACGCCGGGTATTCGACTGCGTGGCCAACACGACGACCGTGGAAACGGGATTTCTCGAACTCGACGCCACGGCCCTTGCGGGCCGGGCCACCGGCGCGGCGGACTCGCGCCTCGCGGCCAGAGAAATGGGAAGACTCGGACGGGAGGTTCGCGCGCTCAAAGAGCACACCGCGAACCTGCCCGTCCGTGGGTTTCCCGAATAGGCGGAGGAGGGGGGAGCGCATCTACACCTATGGGGCACACCCGTATCAGTTCGCTTGGGCGGAGGATCTAAACGGCGCTTGGACACTGGGATGGGCGGACCCGTCCGGCGTCTCCCCCCGCCTCGGGCTTATGCTGGAGGCCTCGCGCCTCCACATCTCGGCGGGCGGTACGGTGCCCTTTGACCCGCGCGGCAACTCGGTCACCCTTTACGGCGATGAGACGTTTCTCATGACGTACGCTAATCGCGCGACGGACTACTATCCCAACATCATACTGAACACGGGCACGTATTACCTGGCGGGCTTGCCGCAGGGCTTCCCCGCCTTCTCCGACGCCGCGAGCGCGTGCGTAAGCTTTCTCCCCTCGGCGCACCGGTGGGTGTCGTGGTGTCCGCTCGGGCTGACTCTTTTCACCTGGCCAGTCGGCCAGCCGCCGTGGCCGGAGGGCGGGCTCTTCATGACGCTGGCCATCCGCTGGGGCGAGTTTAGCTGGCAGGGGGTGTGGCTTTCGGTGCTGTGTTCAATGCCCGACTACAGCGCCGTCTCCTACCCGGGGCATCACCACACGATGTTCGGAGAGCATCCGGTGACGGCCGACGAGTGCGTGGCATCGGTCTGCGTCCCGGGCGACGAGGACACGTTCAGGCTGTTCCTCTTTGCGTTTGGCGCAGGGCACTCTCTTACGTATGTAGATGGCGAGCCCGTGGTCATCGAGTACCCCAGCCAGTTCGTTGTGGAAATCACGGTCAGCTGGGGCGGTGTCGGACCCGTGTTTCTCGCTGCTCACTCCCACCTCGGCATAACACCGATCGGCGAGGCGTTTGCGGATTTTAACGGTTACAAACACCTGGAGAACCCGGCCGTCTATCCTCTCGTCGCCCCTCCCGCATTTGTGCCGCGTGCGATGGCCTGCGGCAGTTCCTACATCCTCTCCTGGGGGTTCGTCGATTCCTACGCCGTGCCGCACTACTACGCGATGCTTGCCGGCACGGATGAAGCGGACCCCGGTCCGCTCTCGGAGATCACCGGCCCCATCACCGTCGTCGCCGGCGGGAACGGATACTACTCGGACGGCGTCAACACGTACCGCTGGAGTCCGACGTCGGGATCCTCAACACTCATCATCGCAGACTGGGCGTGGCCGTTTCCCGCGCCCGATGGCAAGATGTTCGTGGGGCGCGTCGAGGACGGCTACCACCACCCCTACCGCCTGGCCGACCCTGAGACGGGAGCATTCCTATGAAACCGGAAATCAATATCCGCGTGGTGGCCGAGGGCACGCTTGCGCGGCCGGTCTTCGAGGGACCGACGCTCATCACGTCCGACCATCACCTCAACGTCCACGACGGCCGCGACAACTTTCAGGCGGAACTCTTCGTCTCCTTTCTGATGGGCTATCACCCGCGAGGATGGAGCCTGCTGTTTCTGGCCGACCTTTTCGATATCTGGGAGGCGGGCTCGCTGCCCCCGATACTCCGCGACAATGCGGCGGTGCTCGCGCTCATTTCCTTCTATCGCCGCAAGCGACTCGTCGCGGGCAACCACGACGAGGCGCTCTGCCAGGCGGACCTCCCGGACCGCCTGGGTATCGAACTCTCGGACGTGATCGACGAGACCGGCGCGTTCGCCTGGCACGGCCACCAACTTGACCCCGCCTGCAGCGGCGCCGGCGCCAGGTTCGGCAAACTGGCCACCGTCTTCTGGGCGGCCCTCGAGGTGCTGAGGCTCGGCCCGATGCTCGAGGGGGTAAAGGATAGCATCCTCCGCGGACGTCGGCGAAAGAGCGTGACCGCCTCGAAACGCGGCGACGACAACGACAGGTACATTCAGGACGCGCTCGAGCGGGTCGACCTGGCGATGGACTCGGGGGCCGAGGCGCCGGTCCTCATCTTTTCGGGGCACACGCACGAGCCGCAGCTACTGAGGATCCCGGGACTGCCCGGGCACTACTATGCGAACCCCGGAACGTGGACGCGGCCCGGCCGCGGCGGCGCGATCGAGATCGTCGGCACGAGGATTCGCCTCATCGAGGTGACGAGTGGAGTCTAAGGTAAGCAGAGGCGGGCTCACGCAAAGCCGCAAAGGACGCAAAGGAAGGCAAAGAGAAAAATAATCCTCGGGTTGCGGGGTAGGTGTTCTTTGCGATCTTGGCGGCTTGGCGTGAGCAAGGGGTAAATCTATTTCTGTGGCGCTTTTTGAGGAACCGTTGGAAGGAGGAAAGCGATGAGGTACGCAAAAGTGCTGACCGTGATGCTCGCGATGGTCGCGGTGATGGGGTGCTCGTCTTGGGGCGTGAGGATGTCGCCGGAGGGCACGGCTCGACTCGCGGGAGTGGTCGCGGCGGAGGTGGCCGTTCATGCGGCGGACCTCAACGCCGCGGACCTGGAACTCGCCCGGCCGGTACTCGTGGCGACGAAGGAGGCGCTCGAGTCGGCGCCGGCCGACAGGCCGCTGGTCATCGCGCAGGTGCTCGACAGGGAACTCGCGGCGCGACTCGATTTTTTGGAGCCCGCCGACCGCGACGTCCTGCGCCTCGTGGTGTCGGCATTCATGGCGGGCATCGAGGTGAACGAACCGAACGTTGACGAGGAACAGGCCGCGTCGGTGGCGGCGGCATTCATTGAGGGACTACTCTGGACGGTCGACATGATAATTCGTCCACCGGGCGATTCCCAACCGGGCCCAGGCGGATAGCACCTCCCTATCCGCCGACCTGCGCGCCCCGCCGCGTCCCCAACAACGCGGCGGGGCCTTCTTTTTCCCCCATACCCTCCCTTGCCTGCCGTAACCCCTTTACACACAACGGATAAAGAAATGCAAAAAATAGCGGTTTCCCTGGTGTATTCCCTATAGACAAGAACGCCCGTTTGACGTATTATATACAGGTATGAAACAGGTACGAAACAAGAACAGGACGGGAGGCAGGAAAATGGGCAGACTGATCGACGAAGAACGGCCGACCACGCTGAGGGAAATCGCGGGGCACGAAGGGGCGAAGCGGGAGGTGCGACGGATGACGAGTCGCCCGGGTTGGGACCGCGGGGCGTTCATCATCACGGGACCGACGGGAGTGGGAAAGACCACGATGGCCCGCGCGATAGTGCGCGACGTGTGCGGTGTGAGTCAGTTCGACGTGCACGAAAAGAACGGGGCGTCATGCTCGGTCGAGGCCGTCCGGGAGATCGCTGAGGACATTCACTACAGCACGATATTCGGCAACGGATGGAAAGCGTACATCGTAAATGAGTGTCAGAGTTTGTGGCCGTGGCAGGTGCAGGTGTTCCTCTCGATACTCGACGACCTGCCGGCGAGACGCCTTTTCATCTTCACCACCACGCGCGAGGACAAGGACAAGGCCGGCTGGCTCTTCACCGGGGAGGCCTGCGGGGAATTCGAGGAGGCCTTTGCGGGCCGGTGCACCACGCTCGAGTTGAAAGCGGACAAAGGCACGATGCGGAAGATGGCCGAACGGGCCAGGACAATTGCCAGGAAGCACGGCCTCGATGGTCAGCCGGTCGCCCGGTACCTCGAGATCCTCGAGGAAAAGAACGGCAGCATGCGGGCGCTGCTGCAGACGGTGGAATCTGGTCGTATGAAGTCAGTCAAGCGGGTAAAATGACAAGCGGGGGGCGTCCCCCTGCTGACACGCTAACAGGCGGTGAGGCCGCCAGGAGGTCACAGTGACTCAGGCAGAACACGAGAAATTTGAGTCGGGTATTCATTGGGACGAGTTTCGCATCGAACGCGGAGACGAAGGCGGGTTCATTCTCTACTCGCGCGACGAATGGCAGGCCTGTGCGTCGGCCGACCTCACGGCGGACGCAGAGGGATGCCTTCGGGTTTTGGGCGAACCTACTGGCGGCGTAGTGCCGGCCGAGATACTCGAACAAATCGCGTGAACAACAGGCGGCGAGACCGCCAGGAGGAATGAGATGGGCTGGATGATTGACGGCAAGATTGCTCTTGATGCCATTTGTGAGCGCGAACAGTGGCACCGGAGGAGCGTCATAGATGCGCTCGTTGGCGAAGGGCTTACGTTGGCCGAGGCCGAGGCATACACCAGTTTTGCGTTTGCAGATCATGCGACGGTGAGTGATGATCGGCCGGAAGACCTCGTTTCCGAGGAACAGTGGGAGAGACTTACGCTGTCAAAGAATTAGGCGGGATAGGTCCGGGAGATATCAATGCAGATCGAAATGTGGAAAACGGGGAAGGTCAAACCCTACAAGAACAACCCGCGTACGCCGGGCCGGGCGGTCGATGCGGTTGCCGAGTCGATCACTCGGTTCGGGTTCCGACAGCCGATCGTGGTCGACCCCAAAGGTGTTATCATCGTCGGTCACACCCGCTGGCTTGCGGCCAGGGAACTGCACCTCCCGGAGGTCCCCGTCCATGTGGCGAGGGACCTCCCGGCAAAAGAGGCGCGGGCCTACCGCGTAGCAGACAACAAGACGGGGGAGGTGGCCGACTGGAACACGGAGAAACTGGTGAGGGAGTTGACGGGCCTGCGGGAGGACGGCGTCGACCTGGAGGCTCTCGGGTTCACGGTCGACGAACTGCAGCAGGTCCTGAAACCCACCGCCTCGATGGGCCGCACGGACCGCGACGAAATCCCCCAGCGGGAGAAAAAGACCCGGAGCAAACCGGGGGACCTCTGGAGGCTCGGCGACCATCGACTCCTCGTGGGGAGTTCGCTGGACCCCGACTCAGTCTCGAGGGCTACGGGCGGCCGAATGCCCCTGGCCATCACTGACCCGCCCTTTGAACTCAACGCCTACGACCAGGCGAAGGCGCTGCGCCTCGCCGGCGTGAAGACGGCGGTGGTCCTCGGCGGTGGGAAGGAAGTCTGGGCGCTTGCGGCAATGGAGGATTTCGGGATTCGCTTTGACTTCGTCATAGTCTACGACAGGAGCGTCGCCCTGTCGGGCAAGTCCTCACTCATCTACCGGCACAACCGGGTCCTCCTGATGGATTACGACCCGGCCGACAAGAAGTCCCCTCCGGGCTTTTCCTCGGGGGCCGTCCTGGGCAGGGGAGTACCATTTGACCGGGACAAGTGGGCCTCGATTACCGGCACGAAATGCTCCGTTCTCCAGGCGCCGGTGCAGAAGTCGCTCTACGGGTACGGGGAGATCTGCGACATCTTCCGATCGTTTGTTCGGGCGCTCCACAGCCCGACGGTGTACGACCCATTCGCCGGCTCGGGCACCGGGATGATCGCCTCGGAGATTGAAGGCAAGAAATGGATCGGCGTTGAACTCGAGCCCTGGGTGGCCGACATCGCGGTCAAGCGGTGGGAGGCCTTCACCGGGCGAAAGGCGGTGAGAAAATGAAGGCTATCTACGAACCCCGGGGGGCGGCTGGAGAGTACGCGCCCCTGGCTGTCAATCTCTACTCGGGCTGCAGCCACGGCTGCACCTACTGCTACGCCCCCGGGTGCCTGCGGATGTCAGCGGAAAGATTCGGAAAACCCCAACCGAGGGTTGGCATCATCGAGGCCCTGGACCGGGACTCCAAACGCCTCGCCGGCGGGGGCGGGGGGCCCGTCCTGCTGTGCTTTACCTGCGACCCGTACCAGGAACTCGAGCGGGAACATCGCCTCACCAGGCGCGCGCTCGAGATCCTACTCGGCGACGGATGGGTGGTCCGGATCCTGACGAAGAACCCCGAGATGGCGCTCGAGCTCGACGGGCACCTCATATGGGCCTACCCCGCCGGCGTCGAGTTCGGGACGACGATCCTTTTTACGGATGAAGCGAAACGGCAGGTGTGGGAACCGGGGGCCCCGACCATAGCCTCGCGGATACGCGCGCTGGCCCGGGCGCGGGACATGGAACTCCATACCTGGGTATCGCTCGAGCCGGTAATCGACCCCGAGGAGGCGCTCAAGGTGATCGACCGCTTCGACCACCTGGTCGACGTCTGGAAGGTCGGCCGGTGGAACCACGACCGGCGGGCGAACTCTATCGACTGGCCGGGGTTCACCCGGCGCGCGCTTGACCTCTTACTCCAGCAGGGCGCCTGCTACTACATCAAGGACGAACTGTGGCGCTCGGCCGGCTCGGCGGTCGACGGCTACGAAAAGACGAACATCGGTTATCCGCAGATTACGCAGATTTCGCAGATTAAGTCGGGAGGCGACCATGCCAGGACCTGAAACGTACTACATGCCGGGACCGGTCAACCCGAAGAAACTGAAGACCCTCGCCGCCCAGGCCGGCTACACGGGGAGCGAGTTTGCGGCCTCGCTGGGCGTGGCGCAGGCGAGCGTCTACCGGTGGACCTCGGGCAGGCAGACGATCAAGCCGGCGCGCCGGAAACTCATTCTCACAATATGCCGGCTGCTCTCGGAGCGTTTCGGACGGGAAGTACTGCCGGAGGAACTGGCGAAAGCCGGCCATACGAAGGGCAGGGCGTGACGTGGACAAACGCATCGCCACAGGCGCCGTGATAGTCGTCGTCAGCCTCCTGTTGGCATTTTGCATAGGTGCCTATGGCGGGTACCGCCAGACCCGGCCCCGCTGGCTAAAGTGCAACTTTCACGCGCACTCCACACTATCCCACGGCACGCTGCCGCCGGAGGCCGTCAAAGAGGCGTACAGGCTCCTCGGTTACGACGTGCTTGCATTGACCGACAATAACATAGTCTGCGCCGAGGAGCGCTGTGGCGACATGCTGATCATTCCAGGCGTCGAGTTGGGGATGGAGGGCCATCACCTCATCGTACTCGGCACGCCTCCCGACGAGGTTCGGATATTCGCGCACGCACACCTACCTTGGGGGCGATTAGACGAGAACGGAGTTTACGACCCGCAGCCCATCCCCAAGGAGTTCTTCCGGCGAATGATGCTGGAGTACGACGCCTATGAGTGCATGCCGGGCGCGGCGTATGATTTTGTGAAGCGGGACAAGCCCTTTTCGTGGAAGGACCGGTACGGCAAGTACACCGTGAAGCCCGGCGTGTCAAGCGATGATTCGCACCAGCCGCAGGATATCGGCCGGCGCGTCACGTGGGTCTATGCCCCCCCGCGAACGCCGGACATCCTCGCCGCCCTTCGCACGAGGCGGCGGGTCCGCGTGGAAATCACGGGCCCCGCCTCTGATTGATGCGTGACGTGTCTGGCCGTTTGCGTCTGCTTTGAGTCTCTCACAGCTGCCGTATCGCCCGCCGGAGGTCGACCAACTGAGTGTGTGCGTACCCGTCCGTGACGGCGATTGAAGAATGGCCGGCGAGGTCGCGGGCGACCGACGCCCCCACGCCCCGGGCGAGAAGCCTCGATACGAAAGTATGCCGCAGCGTGTGCAGTCTGCAGCCCGCCTCCGCCTTCATCTGACGATAGAGATTGTGCCTGTTCCAATGCCCGCCGGCCGCCGTCGTGAAGAGCCACCCCTCTCGGCCCGTCGGTGCGACGGAGAGGATCTTCCGGTGGACGGGCACCACCCGCTCTTTGCGGTTCTTGGTGGTGAACTCGTAGACCTTCCCCCCGTCGACCAACCGGAAGGGCCGCACGGCGAGAAGCGCCCGGCGCCGGTCGAGAAACTCGAGGCGGGCGTTACAGATCTCCGACGCGCGAAGACCCGCGTAGACGCCGGCGAGAAACGGCCCCTCGAGCGCCGCGCCGGCCAGTTTCTTTTCGAGCGTCACGATACACTTTTCCGAGAGGATTTCCAGGCGGCTTTTCGTCTGGCCCCCCTTGAGGCGCATCAGGGGATTGTTCGGCCAGAGGTCCTCCTGGTGCCAGTAGTTTCCCGCGGTGCGGAGCGACCTCGTGGCGTTTGCGGCCGAGGGCTGCACCGAGATCCACTTGACCACCTGGCCGAGGGTGAGGACGCGAAAGGTGCGTTTCGAAAAGTCCGCCGCGAAACGCTCGAGCTGGTGTCCGTACCAGGACAGCGTCGAGGCCGCGACGGTGGCGCCCCGGGCCGAGAGAAAGTCCTCCACGAGCTCGGCCAACCCCCGGGAGTCGTCCCGGAGGTCCTCCGCGATCGCCACCAGGACGTCGGCCAGGGCCTCACGGCCGCCGCCCTCACGCTGCCCCTCATTTATCGCGTCGACCACCGCCTGGGCCTCGGCCCGGTCCGTCCCGATGCGCCGGCGTATCCGGGGCCGTCCGATCCCCTGGTAGATGTCGAGGTAATAAACACTGCCCTGCTTGACAAGACTGGCCACAAACCCTCCGCACGTTTACGCGATATACCCGTCAACCTCCACAGGCCCGCCACGGCGGCCCGGGCGCCTACCCTACCCGACACACGCCCCGGCGCCTCCGCGGCCCTCCTGGCGCTCCCTTTGACGCCCTGGCCGGCCTTTTAAGCCGTACATGGCCCGTACATAAGAATCTCTCCGCTTTTCCCCGCCCGCTTTCCCTAAGTCCTTGCCCCGCCTGTAAATGAAGATGGTGGGCAGGGCCGGGATCGAACCGGCGACACCAGGATTTTCAGTAGCGCGCGGACGATTTCGCAAAGTCGCGCCTCGACGTAAGTTGCGGCGGGGCCAGCTGTTTACGATTTCGCCGCCGTTCGTCAGTAGGCGATGATAGCCGCTTTACGCGCCCATTTCGTTTATAAGTCGTACATAGTCCACAGGCGCTCCTGATTCACGCAAGGCCCGGGTTCAGCCGAAGAAGAACACGTTCAACCTTCCGATAGAGGACATCCCTCTTCAGGGGCGGTTTGTAAGCCGGGAAGGCCTTGCGATTGTCATCTTCCATAGATCGTTGCCCCGCCTCTTCTCTCCGGGCGTTTTCGACCTGGAGTATTGCGGCGATGGCCGGCCAATCACCAAGCAACTCGGAAACTACCATGGCCGCGCCGCCCTGATCGAGGTAATAATCCTCCATGTGGTCCTGTGCAATCGACCTGACGTAGAAGGGAACCGTCTTCAGGGCGGAAATCAACCGTTTGGCCTGAGTCCTCGTCGGAACGCTCTCACGACGCCATCCCAGAATGCGGAGGTACTTCAGTTGCTTCTCCGTCGCCGGCGGTGGCGTTCGAGCCGTGGGATAATCGTCAGGGAGGAAAGGCTGCATCAAGCACGTATCGCAAAGAAGAACGTTGTCGAACACTATCGCCCTACCCGGCGCGACGGACATGGAGCAAGCGTCACAGTAGAAGAACTGTTCGGCGAAAGCGGCCTCGTCGTCCTCGTCTGTTGCGGACTCCGTGAGTATCGCGACCTCCGTGACTATCGTGAACTCCGTGACGAAATAAGCGGCTTCGGTTTCATCGAGGAGAGCCATTAGCGAAGGGGTTTTCTCGAGCGTAACCGAACCTGGAGGAGTCTTCTTCATGGCCTCGGGTACCGCCTCGAAGAGAGCGGGCAACACGGCAGCGTATTTCTCGTCCAATGTAAGCCGCATCGTCCCGTCAGGCTGTCGTGTGGCTCCGGCCGCAAGGTCACTTAGAAACGTTGTAAGGCCGGGCGACTTAACCACGTCGATCGTTACGGTGCCGTTCTGCATACAACCCCCCTTCTAATCCCATCACACCGCCGCGACGAAAGGACGAAACGACTTCACGGTCGAGAACGGCACGCGGTTCTTGCGGTGCCGATACACAAGCAGCACGCCCCCATCCGCCTTTTCGTAGGAGGCGACGACCACGGCGGGATCCCCACGTAGTTCGAAAAGGCCGAGGCCGGAGCCCTGGACCCTTGCCTCCGGTCCGAAGATCGCGAAGCCCCGGAACCCCCCCGGCAACCCCTCGAGATCGTCGTCAATCCTCACGGCGATCGACCCCGTTGGTACCGGGCCATAGACTACGTACTCCCGCTCGCCTTCCTCCACGTCGTCCTCGAGGCCGAGAAACCCCCCCGTCTGACTGAATGACCCCTCGAGCGGCACGTACTCGACGTAGAGGTCTTTCTCGGCATCTTTTTCGGAAATCATCAGGATGAGGGGTTTCCGGCGTGGACCGGGCGGCATGATTGTCCCCTTCCCCTGGAGTCCGGGCTGCTCGAGTATCCCGAGTTTCGAGACGAACTGCCGGCCTGGCGGGTTCATCTTTCGATACCGTGCGGCCTGAAGTACCTCCTCGGCGCGGTCGGCAGGTACCCGCCATCGGGCCAGGATGTCCTCCAGCCGAGAGAGTGCCGGGGGCGGTGCATCGCCCCGAAGTATCTTGGACAGTTGCGGCCGATTGTAATGACCGGCTCTGGCGGCCGCCGTTATGTTGCCCTCAAAGAGGTCCTGTACTACCTCAGCAAATACGTCTATGAACTCTCTGACTTTCAAACTCCACCGTGCCTCCACTCCCCACGTATGGACTATTGTACACACAAGGACAATGGGCGGCCCCAGGAAAGTTGCAAAAAAACTTTATATTCCTCTTGCAGGGGGGGCCGTGGCGGCGATATACTCTCCACCGGGTCAACAGGTGCAACATGGAGGAACCGAGGGTGAAACGGGGAACGTTCAACGGATTGGCGCTGGTCGAATGGCGTCTCGGCATGGGAAAGACGCAGAGGGAAATGGCTAAAATGCACCGCGTTTCCGCGGCGACCTGGGGCCGGTGGGAGGGCGGCGACTGCCCCAAGCCCGGGAACCTGAAGACGATCTGCGACGAGAGCAAGAAGCCGCTCTCTTTTTTTTTGACGATAGACGTGGGTATACCCGCCACGAAGGGCGCCGACTAATGGCCGCAAACAATAATCCTCTCGCCGTCGAGGACTGCCCGCAAATCGCTTGCGGCGAAGAACGCTCTGAGGGCTACGTCTCGCCCCTCACCAGGGACCTGCGCGTCGAGTACGCGTACCGCGCGCCGGACGGTGAACTCTTTTTGACGAACGCGCCGACGGTGGACGTCGCGCGGGCCAGGCGGGATGCGTGGATGAAGTCTCGAAGGGACGGGGGACAATGACGACTCAAACCGAACATCTCCTGACTCTCGACGAGGCGGGCGAGTACCTGCGCTGCGGACGCACTACCCTCTACGATCTTGTGCGGCGCGGCGAACTGGTCAAGGTCGCGATGGGGGGACGAACGCGCTTCACAAAAGACGACCTCGATATCTACATCGAAAGGCGGCGGCGCGTCGCCGTGGCCCAAACCCAGGCGGGCGCGCCGGCGGGAGCAAGCACCCGCGATGATACTGTCCCCCGGATTCGCCGGCGCGCCCCTACTATCTACGTTCACCCGGAAGAACTGCCCCCGGAGGCCGGGGCGCCCTTCAGGACCGCGGAAGAGGCGCTTCGAATCCGGCGGCTGGCCAACCGGCTCAAGAGGACGTACTTCGACGGGAGGCAAGCCTCATGACAAGGAAAGAGCGACGGAGGGCGGGCAAATGATGCTCAAGGACGCTGAGGGATTTGAGGGGATCGTTGCGGCGGCGAGGCGCGGGAGTCGCAGGCGTTTTTTGAGCAACGTCTGGCTTGTGGCCGGCGCGGTCGCGCTCGCACTGGGGCTCTGGGCCTTCGTGTCGGTAATGTTCATCGCCGGCGACTTGTCCGCCTCGCCAAGGGCGGGCGAGATCTCGCCAAGCGGCGGAATATCGAAATGACCCAATCGGATGGCGCGGGGCGGTCCGCCAACCGGCGGACAACTGTCCCCCCAGGCCCCGCGCCTCCTTTTTTGCGAGGTGTGATGGCGGTGCTGACGGGCGTTCTATCGATGAGGGTGCCTGAGTTGAAACCCAGGTGGAGAAACGGGAGGGGAGTATCAATGCAGATCCGAAAGGTGAAGTACAACGGGAGTGTGGCCAGGATCGAGTACGCGCGCCCCGTCGCCGACGGGGAGTACGACGAGTTCACACTCGTCTCCCACGATGAGCCGAGGCAGTCCTTCAAGACCGCCCTCGACTCACTGGCGCCCCACGTCGGGAAACTCCTCGACGTGCCGGATTCGTGGACGAAAAACCTCAAGATCCGGGGGGTATCATTCTCCTGGCACGAGGAGGTGATGGGCGCGGTGGTGACGGCCTTGAAGACAGTCCCCCGCGCGAAGGCGCCGCTGGTCGTCAACACTCCGCACCAGGCGGAGAGGACCGCGGCGGACAGGGACATCTCCCGCTGTCTCGAGGAGAACTTTCTCTCGGCGCTCGGGGACGTCGCGCGCGAGGCCGAGGGGTACGTCATCGGGCAGAGGGCGCAGGGCGCGCTCTTTGAGGGCGAGGGAAACCCCGAGGGAGAGGCGCCGCCGGCGGAGGAACAGGACCCGAAGGACGGCAAGGGACAGAAGCCTGCCCGCCGTGGCGGGTCTGCGGATAGAAGGATTTGAGGGGAAGAGGTAAGCAATACCTCTTGACCGGGGGAAAACAGGATGCAGGGGAAGGGAAGCGAAAGTAAGGCCCGGGTACGCGGCAACGCGAGGCGCAACATGAGAGGCCCCGCCGCGGCCCGGGCTTTCTTCATTGAGGGCGCGCCGTGGAACTGAAAGAGGTAATCGCCGCGGCGACCGCGGACTGTCTCGACGGCATCGACAAGATGTACCGGCGGCACGGGAAGACCTTCGACCGCAAGGCGTTTCTTGCGGACGCGCTCATGATGGCGCCGGCGGATGTCCCGGAGGACCTCCGGACGCTCTCGCTGGGGCAGCTCTCCCAGGCCGCGCGCAACGTTGAGAAGCATTACCGGACGTGCATCGCACACGATCAGTCGCCGCGCAAAAAAAAGCCGACGGGCAAAGAGGCCGCGGCGGGAATGGGCAAGTGAAAGCGAGGGGATAGATGAGCAACGTTCTTCGTAGGGCGAGGCGGCGCAGGCAGCGAGAACGCGCGGATCTCAAGGCGCGGCGACCCCACGGCTGGCGACACGCGGGGACCGACCGCAGCAGGGATGTCGGAAACGTCGGCGCCTGGTCTTCCATGCTGGCGCTACTTGGCGGCCTCTTGCGAAGGAGGGGATAGATGGCGTCGAGGGCGAAAGTCGCGATTCTCGAAATGTGGGAATATGGTATCCGCGTTACACCCAGCCAGCGATGCCTCCTCTGGGGGATGTCCGAGTACGAATGGCCCGAGGGCTTCTGCTGGTACACCGCTGACACAATCGCGAAGTTCGCCGGGACGAAGCGGCGAAACGGTCAACGCACGATGAGGCAACTCGTGAAGCGCGGGGTAGTCCGTAAATGGATATGGATTAACCCCGGCGGCAGACAGGGGGCAAACGTCTACAAGGTCTGCCTGCCCGGCCTGGCGCCGGTCACCGAGGAGACGATCAGGCACCTCAGAAACCAGCGAGGCGGCGCCCCGGCGGTCGGCTGGGAACAACTCCGAGAAGACCTCGGACTGCCCCGCCAGAAGCCCGATTTGAGGGGCGTCCAGGGTGACACCCCTGAGGGGCGTCATATTGACGCCCCTCAAACGGAATCGAGGGGCGTCAAAAATGGCCCGGGAGGGGCGTCATTTATGGCCTCTGAGGGGCGTCCAGGACGACACCCCACTCATAATGTTTTAGATCCTATGACTATTAAACCCAAGGGGGAGGGGGGGGCTGCTTCCACTCCACAACACCCCGCCGGACTGCCCGCCGACGGGAACCCTCCCCCCCCCACTATTTTTCCCGACACCCCGGAAGAAGAAAAACCACAGGCGGTCGATGAGGCGCTCTACGGCCAGGCGGTCAAGATCGTCAGAGAAAACCAAAGGGCAAGCGTCTCGCTCCTGCAACGCCGCCTCGGAATCGGCTACTCGCGAGCGGCGCGCTTGATCGACGTCATGAGCGAGAGGGGCGTTGTCGGGCCGGACAGGGGGTCGGTGCTTCGCGAAGTACTTCCGGCTGCCGGCGACGTCGATGAGGAGGCCGCGGCGACTCAAGTGTGGTGGACGGCGATCTGCGGGGCGGCCGAGGGCGGGGCGCCACGACGTCGAAAGATCGCTGAGGCCTGCAGGATGATAGCCGCCGAGATGGCCAGGCGCTGGGGAGCGGATGTCGAGAGGGTGCTCTTGCATCTCTTGATGCGCCGGCCCCAGGCGGCGGCGTCGGCGGAAACCCTTTGCCGATACCTGTTCAACGGCTGGGGGCTCGAGGGGCTTGCGGCAAAAACCGCTTCGGCGACGGAGCGCACAATCATCGACGTTGCGGAAACGACAAGGGTCGCGGCCGAGGACGAGGCGACAATCGCCGCCAATGTCGCGCGGCGCCACGAGATTGGCGAGGCGTTTCGAAACGGCGGCTGGGAGGGATTCCGGGCATGGGCTAAAGAAACGGCGGCGAAAGGAAAGGAGGACGCGGCATGACTGGCACGGTGAAGATAACGGCACACCAACTCGGAGGCGAACGCGTCGAGGAGATTTCGTTCGCGGGGAGTCTCGATGTGGAGGTCGAGATCGGCAGGTCCGCCAGGGCAACGCCCGGGCGAGATCTCGCCGCGCCAGGCGCCGGCGGACGGCGGATCAAGTTCTCGGTCGTGGAGTCACAGCAGAAGGCGCACCTCGTCGTCGACAACGGCCTCCAGGTCGGGGACAAACGCCGCACACAATTCCTCTGTCTGCGCGAGGAAGGCGAGACGGATTGGCGGCGGCCGTGACGGATGCGGTCCCGGACAAGGCGAAGGTCGTCTCGCGGGGAGTGCCGCCGACGGCGAGGGCGTATTTCGAGGCGGCCTCGAGGGACCGGGAGAAGTGCGCGCTGCGCGTCGTGAGCCGGTTCGTGACGCGGGGCGGCTCGACGGGAATCGGGGAGATCGGATACCTCGACACGGCGCACCGCGACGGCGTGCTCGAGAAGCACGCGGTGGGCCGGGTGTACTGGATGGAAAAAGGCGACGTCAAGATGGAGGTCGTCGAGGCCGGGTGGGCCGATGAGGTGGCTCAAAAGGTCAAGGCCCGCGCGCGAAAGATCGCGGCGCGGATACTCGAGGAGCGGGATGCCGGGCTGCACCTTTGGCCGACGTTCATGGCGACGGCCCAGATCGCTGACCTGGCAAAAGGAGCACACGTGCCAAAAGCAAGGACGGGGTTGAATGAGGACGGGAGGAAAGTCTGGGAGATGCTCGAGGGGCACTTCGGGCCGGCGCGTGCGGTGCCGACCAGTCTGATCGCGAAGGCCCTTGGGTGCAGCGAGCAGCACGCCAGGATGGTGATCGGGCTGAACAGGAAGTTCTTCCCCGGGAAGGTGGAGGCCCAACAGGGAAAGGGTTACTACCTGGCCGGGAACCTCGGCCATCGCCCCACTAAGCCGCTGATGCTCCCTCTGTCTGCGCTCGACGGCAAGGGCAACGAACGACCACTCCTGTCCGCTCCCGGGTTCAAGATCACGGTCACCGGTCCCGGGCTGAACGTTGAACTCGAGGCCGACCGCCCGATGGCGCTGGCGGTGCTGCGGCGCATCACGGGCGAGGCCGAAGCCTGATGAAGTACACGGCCGCAAGCATCTTTGAGTATCGCGACTGCGACGTCGACGGCTGTGAGGCAAAGGCGCGGTGGGAGTTTTCGGCGTGGAGCCCCGGGACTCCACCGCGCCGCTTTTTCACGTGCGAGGAACACCGGCTCGAGGGGTTCAAGAGGATCACGACCGAGGGCGTGGGATGTAAGAGATGAGGCCCAGGCAAGGCCAAGAAGGTTTATCCGCAGATTACGCAGATTACGCAGATTACGAGGAGGGCGCGATGAATTCTGAGACGGGAGAGATACGAACGGGGCCACAACTGGCGGCGTTGCTTGAACGGAACGCGGGCAAAGCTCCGCCACCGTGGATCGAGTTCAAGTACGGCGAGTTGGTAGAAATACGGGGATGCTACTTTGTGATCGACCGGATGACAAGGGCCTCCCTCGTACTGACTCCCATTAGCCGGGAAGCGGCGGAGAAGATTCGCGAGGAGGCTGATGCGAAATCGCAAGCCACCGCGTGACGCGCACGGATTTCAGAAGAGGAGGCTCCATCTGGCGCTGGCCGCGGCGGGCCTCTCGGCGTCCTCACCCGAATTTCGCGAGATCGTCCACCGGGTGACCGGCGGCAAGGCGATGATCCTGACGACGCTCACCATAGAGGCAGTCATACGGGAGCTGATCGCAGCATGAAAGCGGACCTGATAGAGGCGATCCTGGAGCAGCTGGCCGGCCGGCGAGGGGAAGGCAACGCAATCAGGGCGTCGGAGATCTCCGTGGGGATCGGCCTGGGCGCGAAGAACGGCGCGAAGGTCCGCGCCATCATCACCGACCACCTCCCGGACCTCGGCATCATGGTCCTGGCGGGGCGCAAGGGATTCTTCATGCCGTCGGAACCGCCGGACCCCGAGGAGTGGAACAAGTACATCGCGGACCTCGAGAGCCGGGGATCGAAGATCTACCGGCGGCGGGACTGGACGGTGTTCTACGCAAGGAAAAGCGGACTAGTGGAGGTCGAGGGACGCTTCGTCGCGCCCCGGGAAGTAAAGACCAGGCAGGGCGGGCTCTTCCGCGGCACGGACGAACTGGCCCTGACGAGGCAGTAAACGGACAGGAGGAAAGACATGGCGGGCAGAAATGATAGTCAAAAGAAGGTCCCGGCAGGGCTCAAGGACCTCGCCGGCACGCCGGCGGGGAAGCTGATTCACGAACTGCACACGGGAGGGGAGAAGGAAGTCGACCCCGGGCGCATCCAGATGATACCGATTGGGAAACTGGTCACGACGCCGGAGAACCCGAGGGTGATCGACGAGAAGGCGGCGGAGTTCGAGGACCTGGTCAAGTCAATCACAGCACAGGGCGTGGTGCAGCCCTTACTCGTGCGGCCGACGGGCACGCGCCGGGGGATCGGGAACGCCTTCAAGTTTGAAATCCGCGCGGGGGAGAGGCGGTTTCGGGCGGCTGTTGCCGCGGGGCTAAAGACGCTCCCCTGCGTAGTCCGGGAGATGTCGGATACGGAAGCCTTTGACGTGACCTTTACCGAGAACGCGCACCGCGAGGACCTGACGCCCGTGGAAGAGGGGAAGGCCGTCGGGATACTGCTCGCGCGCCACGGCGGGGACATCAACGCCGTCTGCGCCGCGATGGGACGAAAGCCCACGTGGATCGCACAGCGGCTCTCCATCGACCGGCGGCTTATCGACGGGTGGAAGAAACTGGCGTCGTCGGCCGGGATGAAGGGCAAGGTCACGGCAAGGCACCTGGAACTTTTGGCGAGGATACCGGAGCCGGTCCAGAAGCATTTCCTCGACATGGCCCTCGGCAAACAGCACCGATGGACCAGCTGGCTCGAGGAGGGGCTGCCCACGGGTGAGGATCTCGCCGACAGGATCCAGGACGAACTGAGGGTGCTGTCAAAAGCCCCGTGGAAACTCGACGATGCTACGCTCACGAAACGGCCGGCGTGCGCAGAGTGTCCGAAGCGGTCGTCAAAGGATCCGCTTCTCTGGGACTCGGCCAAGACCAAAGACGACCAGTGCCTCGACGCCAAATGCTACGAGGAGAAGGTCCTGGCGGCGACAGTGCGCGCCGTCGAGAAGGCGCGGGCGAAGGACCCGGACGCCGTTCTCGTCGCGGGTTACTACGACGGGCCGTCCGAGAAACTTGCCAAGGCGCTCAAGGGGCCGTTTCTATCCTCGCATAAGGTGACCGGCTGCACAAAGTCGGACCCCGGGGCGAAACTGTGCGTTCACGTCTCGGGCGAAAAGATGGGGAAGACGTTTTACGCAAAGGTCCGGCGCGATAGCGGCGCCGGGTCGCGGACGGCGCTCACGCTTGCCGAGAAAAAGAACCGCCTCGAGAAGAAGCGGTGGGTGGAGGTCGAGAAGCGGGTGGCGAAGAGGCTCGAGGATAACCGTGACTGGAAGAAGGTGAAGACGCCGAACGGGGTCACTCGACAGGGCCACCTGATCGCCCTCGCCGGGTACTACGGCTGCCACAGCCTGGCAAACCCGGGCTACTACTCCCCCGACGTAATGGCCGTCGACCTGAAGGTATTTCGGAAAGCCTTCGCAGGGGAGGCCGAGAAGTTTCTGCCCGGGCAGCAGGATTTCGAGGGAGTCCTTTGGGAACTGGTGAACGACAACATCGCGACTGCGATGCACATCGAGGCCTACGTCACGGAGATCCGGCCGGACATGAAGGACGCAATCCGCCTCGCCGCGCGGATCGTGGGCGCAGACGCCGACGAAATCCTCAAGGCAATCTCCAAGGAGGCGAAGTTCGCCACGCCGGCGGCCTGGGGGAAGAAGGCCAAGGCGGCGAAAAAGACGGGAACAAAGGAGGCGAAGGGCAAGAAGGCGCCGGGTACCGTAAAGCAACCCACGCCCGAATCGCCGCAAGTGTGTGAACGGTGCGGGCAGGCGCCAAAGGTCGACCTCGCGGTGTGCGCCGCGTGCAGGAAGGAACTCGACGAGCAGGTGGCGGCGAGGAAGAGGGGAAGGACGGCGAAGTGAGCGAGCGCATTATTGGGGACGTGTGCCGCGTGTGCGGGTGCACGGAATTGTACGGGTGCCCGGGCGGCTGTTCGTGGATCGTGAGGGCCGGGGCCGAAATCCTCTGCACGGCCTGCATCGCGCACGCGACCGACGACGAACTTGACGCTTCGGACGAAGAGAACGAGGAGGAACAGGATGGCGGAAGTGCGGACCACGGAGTATGACTTTAAGTGCCACTATGAGGACGACGGGTGTGTGCGCGAGTGCACTCCGATGTGCGAATACGTGAAAGACGGAGTCGGGCCGGAAGGGTGTGGGTACTCGGAGGCCGTGCCCAAGCCCAAGCCCGCAATCGTCTGCCTGTGCGGGTCGACGCGGTTCTGGGAGAAGTACCTCGAGGTCGGATGGGAACTCACGCTCCAGGGGAAGATCGTCTTCGCCGTGGGCGTCTGCAAGCACGCGGAGGACCACGGCGGCGAAGCGCTCGGACAGGACGTGGCGGACAGACTCGACGAACTGCACAAGCGGAAGATCGACCTCTCGGATACGGTCTTCGTCCTCAACGTCGGCGGCTACATCGGCGAGAGCACACGGTCGGAAATCGAGTACGCAGAGAAAATAGGGAAGCCGGTGGAGTATCTTGAGCCCCTGGTCGGGCCTGATTCTGAATCTGTGAAATCTGCGAAATCTGCGGATAGAAAAGGAGGCGTATCTTGAAGACTCGATGGATTGCAAGGCTTGTCACTGCCGCCGTTGTAGGCGGCCTGCTTGGTTGGGGTTTTGCGGTCATCGTAAAGGGCGCCGTGTGCCCCCACTGCGACCAGGAAATCGAAATCACGCTCTCGAAACCCGCGCAGCCGGAACCGCCGGAGCCGCCGGCGCCAGTAGTACCGCGCGAGTTCGTGCGGTACGTATGGGGGGCGCATATCAACGGAGTGCCGGGCGGGTCGGGTCGGTTCGTCATCCTGTCCGCTGACCGACTGGCGCGGTTCAGGCCGGACTTCGTGATATGGAACTCCTGCGGGACGGCGGCGATGATTCGGGACGAATTGGAGGCGGGCGGGGGGAAATTCGGCGATGAGGCCACGTTCAACTACGCCCGCGACCACCTGGACCTCGTGACGTCCGGCGCGTTCATGCGGGTGCATGGCGACCCGTACACGGCTGTCGATGTCGCCGCGCAGAAGTCCCGCTGGGACCGCTGTAACGTCAAGCACGTCGTCTACAACCCCGAATGGGACTGGACGCCAGGCCGTGCCGAGATGAAAGCATACGTCGGCCCCGATGTCGAGTTCATCTTGGGCAACGTCGGCTGGGGGCCCAATTATCCCAACCCGGAGTACGTTGCGAAACTCCGCGCCTCCGGCGACGCGCTCGAACACTACTACCGGGGCTACGGGCCGGGGCGGCACTGGTTGAATTTCAAATGGCGCTGCGCTTTTCTCGACGCGGTGTGTCGGCCGGTCGGAAAAAAGTATTACGTCGGCGTCCAGCCCTGGAACGACCAGGGTCTCGGCAGTAACCCGCTGGCCGAGTACACCGCGTCGCTGGGTATCGTAGCGCAACACGCCGACGGCATCCTCGGTTGGGGATGGGAGGATATGACCGACGAGCAGATAGACGCCTGGAACAACCAGCAGGCGTTGGCGAGGCCCGTCCCGACGCACTCGATAATCTTGATCGGCGACGAGCGCATCGACCCCGCGCTGTTCAGGGTCGCGCACTGGGCCGGGATAGAGTGCGAGGCAGTGCTTCCTGGTCAAGAACCGCGCCTGCCGGTGTTCGACCCGTTCCCACAGGAGGAACACGCGCGTAGGGCCATGATAGGGTACGTCAGCAACTTCCACAACGGCGTGGTGGACGCCGCCTGGGTCGAGGCCCACGAGAAGGAAATCGCGGCGGCGTGGCTGGGGGCGGGGGGAGTGGGGGCATGATGTCACTACGCTTCGGACGGGTGGGGATATTTGTGGCATGGTTCGACTGCTGGGTTGGGGCGTACTACAACCAGGAAAAGCGGCGATTGTACCTGATGGTGCCGTTTGCAGGCGTCTGGATTGATTTCAAAGGGGCGGGGGCATGACTACCGACGAACTCAGCAAACTCGACGCGCAAGTCTGCAGGTTGTTGGGAATGGAAAAGCACAAACTCCCCTGCGGACGATGGGGGAGCTTCAGTGGCATCTTCCACCTTCGCGAGTGGCCGTCGCCGACGCGAAATGACGCGGACTTCGGGGAGGCCGTGCGGCTGGCCTACGGCCATGCAATAATACAACTGGGTGGCGACCACCTCAGTGCGGGCGTGTGGTGGGGTAGGCCCAGTCGCTTAAGCATGCCCTATGGAGAGAGCGATGAACCGGATGTTCAGATTGCCTTCTGTAAGGCAGTGGTCGCGGCAGGGGTGAAGCGGTGACGGGCCTTGACCGAATGCGCGAGGCTTGGGAGGCCATCGATTGGGCGCGGAAAGAGGTAGGCCTGGCGCTTGACCAATTCTGCCAGGACAAGGACGAATCGATGATCGGGCCACTCGGCGAGATAGACCGTAGACTCGGGCTCGCCCTGGCTGCATGCAGAGCGCGTGTGAAGGCGGAGGAGGCCAAACTCGAGGCCGCGGACCTCGAGGTGCAATACAAGGCTTCAATATCGCCGCGTGTGGCGGACGGCGGAAAGGCGGGGGCAAGTGAGTGAACTCAGGACATTGACGCGAATCGCGCACGGCGGGCGTGTGGTGAAACTGAAAGGGCCTCGGCGGGTGCGTGTATGGGCGGCCGGGTGTGCGGTTGCACGGATGGCCATGCCTGCGCGGGCGGCTGCTATTGGGTGGAACACAACCTGTGCTCGGAGTGCGGCGAGAAAGTTACCCGCCTGGGCGGGGTGAAATCGTAGGCGCAAGGTTGCAACGATCGAGGCGGAAACTGCAATAGAAAGCGAGGTCGGTGTGAAGAGAACGTGCATCGCATCGCGGGGGCTGAGGGCTGCGGCCAGGTGGTTTGCAAGAGTGAGCGGCGCCGAACGGGAGATCGCGGGGCGCGTCATACTCTCCGACATGGGGCTGGTCACTTGCCGCATCGCTGAGGCGGACGTGCGGATACTCGCTCACCAGGGCAACAGATATGGCGGATACTACGTGCTGGTCGACGGCCAGGCTACTTGTATGCGAATCATGGAGCCCAAATGAGGCGTAAAAGCCCCCCCCCAGCGGGTCCTTCCGACGGATTCTGCCCGAACCGAGGTTTATGAT